TTTTGAGTCTAAAGTTCAGATGAAAGGCAAATTAACTATAGATACTATTAGAGAATTACGTAAGATGGCAAGACGTTATGATACACCTGTAAGTGTGCAATTAGAAGAAACTGGAACTTGGAATGTTTTAAATGAGGCTTTAGATGAAAATGAAGCTAATGTATTGGATAGGGAAACTTTCATTGCTAAAGCAAAATTACATCAGATAACTCTTACAAATGAGGAATTAGATAGCATAATGAAAGCTAAACATCCTTATAGTAAGTATTCAGAGATTATGATAGCTAGAAAATTAGAACAAATTAAAAATTCTGAAGCTAAGAATGAAGGATTGTTGGGAATGAAACAATTTGATGTTAATGATATTGCTAGTAAAATAGTTCAGTTACATAATGATACCTATGGACAAACTACTTTTGGTTTTCGTATTGGTGAAGAATTTTATACAGTAGCGCATAGTGTGTATGATATTAATCTGACAGCTACAGATAGAGGTATTGTTAGGACAACTGGAAAGGAATCAGCTTTAGAAACTCTTAATTTACAACAAATATCACGGAATGCTGATTGGGCTATATTTAATCCTCCTAGAGGTAGAATGATTGCCAGTTTTAAACCTTATGATAAAGAAGAATATGACGGACCTGCTTTTATTGTAGCACCGCAACCTAATGGTGCTCATAAAATATCTTTTGGAGTTGCAGTTGTTGGAAAAGGTTTGTGTTGGCATTTTATGCCAACTGTTGCTGGGAATTCTGGTTTACCCATATTTAATATGGATGGAGAAGTAATTGCTATGCATAAAGCTTATAGTGGTATAGCTAATATTGCAGTGCCAATTAGTAAAATTTTAAAGAAAGATGAAACATTTGTTAGTTTGCGTACTACTAATCAAGGTGTTTTGAATTTTGCTTATTTACCTATGCATATGCAAACTAAAATAGATTTTAATAATACTGTTAAACCACAAATATTGGAATCAGAATGTGAAGTTGTTGGAACTATTGATTATAATTTTAGAGGTTACGGTAAACATAGTATGAGTGATTTGTATTTGGAAAATTATAAAAAATTTGATTTACCTAATCCTTATCAACAAGATTGGGCTATGGCGATACCTACTATAGAATCTATACAGAAAGATTTTGCTAAATATACTAGACCAATGGATATTGATATTAATATGGAAAGATTTTTGATGGCTTATGAATGTTTTGAGAAGTGGATTATGAAGTTATTGAAAAAGAAATTATTACATTTGAAAAAACGTGAAAATTTGTTTGATACTGTTAATAGAATTGCTTCAGCTGGTTTTAATGCCAAACTTGGTAAAGTTTTTGAAAAAGGAGTTTTTATTGATAATTATATGTGGAGCATAGATAAGTTTCTTGACATGATTGAAAATGGAGATGATCCAAGTATTATATTTGAACAACTTGGAAAAGAAGAATTGAGACCTGATCATAAATTATTAATTGGAAAAATTAGAAGTTTTAATTCTGGTGGAATACATTGTTATGCAGCTGAACGGGTTGTTTTTGGAGATTTATGTGAATATGTAGCAGAATTACCATTTTTTGAATCTAATACAACCATTGGTTTTGCACCTTATTATGGTAATTGGGATCAGTTATGTCAATATTTTGGATTTAATACACCTCTTTATTCGGATATTGATTTTCCTCAATGGGATTCACGATATTTGGCAATTATTTTTAAAGTTATATTAGAAATTATACTTAAGAAATTTGATATACAGGATCAACCAATGGCTGAAATTTATATGAATTGGTGGTTGAAAAATGTAGTTGAAGAAGCACTTTGTGTTCTACCTACTTCTGAGACTAGTGCCATACTTGTTTTAATTTTTAGAGGTATGAAAAGCGGTTGTTTGGTTACTTTTATTTTTAATTGTTTTGGTAACACATTTCGCCATTTTTATGTTGTTGTTTTTATGTTTGATTGGAATGATTTTGATGAATTTATCGACGCTCTTCGATGGATGACATGTGGAGATGATTTTGCAATGCAAAATAAATTTGAGATAGATATGCGTCGTTATCGTGAGTTATCTAAGAGTATAGGTTGGGATGTTGAAACTTATAAAGAAGGTTTTCGTCAAGAGGATGGATATTTTATTACAGTAGAAGGTAAAAATGGTGAGCTTACTTTTGCAGGATGTGATACTAATGTTATTTTTGGTATTAAAAGAGTACCAATTGTTGAAAAGGAAAGGTTAATGATGAATATTGCAGTTATTAAAGTCGGAATGACATTACCTCAATATTTACAAAAAATGGACAATCTTGTGCGTATTTTTTGTGTTACTGATATTGATTTAACTATTAAATTAATTGCCATGCGAGATTATTTGGTTAATCTTTGGAAGCATGTGCCTGAAGTATTACAATTAGCACAAGGTTTTTGTACCATACATGAAGCATTACAAATGCATGATTATATTTATGAGGGAATTATTTTAAATATTGCAGAACCTGATAAAATTAAAGAACCTTTCTTTGATTCTGTTAATCAAGCTAAATCGTTAAAAACGAATTTTAAATATCACGGAAATTACTGTGGACCCGGTTGGTCTGACGGAAAATATCAAGAGAGTGTTGAAGGAAAATTATTACCAGTTGATAAACTTGACGAATTGTGTAAAGAACACGACGCAAGTTACGCGAGAGGAGAAAATTTATTGGACGCAGATATTAAACTTGCTTATAAAGCATTACTTATTGATCCCAAACTTAGTATTGGAATAGCTACACAAGCTTTATTGAGAAAATTGAATATAATGACGAGAAAAGGAAAAAGAAATGTTAGATTGTCAAAAATGGAGAAGAAACAAGTGCACCAAATTGCAAGTCGTGCAGGTGCAGGTGCAAGAAGAAGAAGACCTAGAAGAGGTCGAACTCAAAATTTTAGAAGACGTCCTAGAGGTAGAGTACCCAACAGGAATGTTCCTATCAGACGTGGTGGAAATGTCAGAGGAAGAGTTACTAGAAATAACAGCAGTACTAATGCAGTGGTAGTTGGTGAAGATTTTATTGGTTCTGTTACTACTGGAGGAACAGCCGTTGTTGGAGATGTTACTAATTCTTTTACAATTGATAGTAATTCTTGGTCAGGAACACGTTTACAACAGTATTTTAATATGTATGAAAGATGGCAAATTCAAGATTTATCTTTTTGGTATGAACCAGTTGTTGCTACAACTGAACCAGGAAGTTTGGCTATGTTCGTAGATCCTGATCCCGCTGATGGTATGACTGCAACTGGTGTTAATGCAGTTCAGAAAGCTATGTCTGCTCAAGGAGCAAAAATGTTTCAAGTTTCGACACCTGAAAAAGTTCATTTCAAACCAGAAAAGGCAACAGGTGATCGTTATACATCTGATGATGATGTTGATACTCGTTTTAGTTCTTATGGAACATTATTCGTTGTATTAGCCTCTGGGTTAACAACAAGTAAAACTTATGGAAATATAGTTGTTCGTTATAAGATTAAATTTTATAAACCAGTTCTTGAGGTTTCTCCTTCACAAACTCAAGCACAAGTTGTTTTTGGAGCTTGTGCTTTAATTGATAATAGTGAAGAACCTATTGATGTACATGGTAATGTACAGTTTATTGGAAAGTTACTAGATTTTGGTCCTGGATGGACACCTCCTGGAGGTTCTGGTTGGGCTAATGCTTTGACATGTCATATACATGGACCTCCTGGACATTATTCGTTATTAATCACTGCAAAGTGGTTAGCTACAAATGGACATATGGATCCGTATACTACTCCTATTGGTCTTAATGTAGGAGGTGGACCTATTCCACAAAATATTACTATTTTGAGTAATTTTTCTACGACGGATGATGATGATAATGAAACAACTACAATTTTAATTGTTTTTGATAAAGAAGCTAGTAATATACAGGCTATTGCTTTTAAGATTCTTAATGATGCTGGTTTTAATGTTGATAATTGTGTTGGTTTTGCGGCACATGTTCAATGGTTAGACACTTTAGACTCTAAAAGAAGAAAATTGGAACGTAAAAATGAAATTGATGGAACAATTATAAAATATAAACAATTGGAAAAGAAATTGCTTGAATTAGAACGATATCAAAAGGAAAATTCCCTTCTTATGATAGAGAAGAAATATGAGGAGATTAAACCTTCAAAAACTCCTCCATTAAAGAAAACTTGAAATAGCGTTATTTATACGCCACAGTGAGTGTTTTCTCACTTTCACGTCACTGTGCTTTAGTTTATGATTTTTAAGTGTAACTACAAT